CCTAACAAAACTCTTAATATCGCACTTGCTGGTACGGGTGTCGGGAAATCTTTATTCATGTGCCATATGGCTAGCTCCGTCTTGCTCCAAGGACGGAACGTATTGTACATTACGCTTGAAATGGCAGAAGAGAAAATTGCTGAACGAATTGATGCAAATCTCTTAAATATAAACATCAAAGATATTGAAACATTACCAAAAGTAATGTTTGACACAAAGGTAAATAATATTGCGAAGAAAACACAAGGAACTTTAATCATTAAAGAGTACCCAACTGCTTCTGCACACGCAGGTCATTTCAGAGCACTTCTAAATGAATTATCCCTTAAGAAATCATTTAAACCTGATATTATTTTCATTGATTACCTTAATATTTGTGGGTCCTCAAGATATAAGAGTAATTTTTCAGTCAATTCTTACTCATACGTTAAAGCAATTGCAGAAGAACTTCGTGGTCTTGCAGTTGAATCAAATGTTCCAATCGTCAGTGCTACTCAAACTACTCGTTCAGGTTTTTCTAGCTCTGACCCTGACCTTACTGATACTTCTGAATCCTTTGGTCTTCCTGCTACTGCTGACCTTATGTTTGCCCTTATCAGCACAGAGGAGTTGGAACAGTTGGGACAGATTATGGTAAAACAATTGAAGAATAGATATAATGACCCAACTATGAATAAGAGATTTGTGGTTGGGATTGATAGGGCAAAAATGCGTCTGTATGATGTAGAGCAAAGTGCTCAAAAAGATATACTTGACTCTGGGCAAGAGGAAGAGTATAATTATGAAGAAGACAAAAAACCTAAAAAGTCGTTTGAAGGATTTAAATTTTAATGGAAAATACAAAACACGTTAATTTTGATAAGTATGCTGAGTTTGTGGATGCTGTGACTTCTGATGCATCTAAAGACTTTCTTTCTCTTTCCGATCGTCTTGTTGAACTGGATGAGAAAGGTGCAAATATTGAACGTCTTCTTACTGCCTCTGTTGGTATCAATGCCGAAGGTGGTGAGTTTATGGAAATTGTTAAGAAAATGATCTTTCAAGGAAAACCTTACAATGAGGACAATCGTGAGCACCTGATTATTGAATTGGGAGATATTATGTGGTATGTTGCTCAAGCTTGTATTGCTCTCGGTGTTACTCTTGATGATGTTGTTGCTCGCAATGTGCAAAAACTTCTCAAACGTTATCCTGAAGGTGCTTTTGATTCATACTTTTCTGAAAACCGTGCTGCTGACGACCGATGACTAAAGAAAAACAAGTAACAATTAAAATGGATGTTCGTTCTGCTGCTGCAGTTCGTCAAATCCTGTTTGATGCACAAAAAGGATATACTTATGATGAAGTAAGTGTTCCCCCTCGTATTTCTGATATTCGTACAGTTATACAAGATATTGATGATAGTATAGAAAAAGTAGTTGAAAAGGAATGATTAACACCCTTTGATTTTCTAAATAAAGGAAAATCAAAGGGGTTTTTTAATGTCTGCACAAGCAGCCGCAGCAGGAAGAAATTACGAGACTTCACTCAGAAATAAATTAAAAGCAGTATATTCAAACATTCCAACAACTGCCGGATTTGGTTCTGGTCCAGATATAACAGTACCTTCAATTAATAATCCTGGACAAAGATTATTAATTGAAGCAAAGACGACTACAGGAGCAGATTTTGGTCAAAAGGCAGTGACATTTAATGGAGTTTCTTGGGTTCCCTCAACTAAAAGAGATGAAGTTCCTGAAATCTCTGCTTTATATAATTATCTTTTCAATACTTATGATGTTGGAGGTTTAATAGCAAATGCTTGGAAACTTCCAAATAAAAATATAACTGCAGAAGATTTACGATTGGCAGTAAAAAATAAACAATTTAGCAAAGTTCTTTATTATGAAAAGATGCTTCAAAAAGCATCAGGGAAACCAAATCCCTTTCCGACAAAAACATTAGTCCAAGGACCAAAAATTGCTGATAGTATAAAATCATATTATAATTCTAAAGGAATTTATTACATTCAAGTTAAGGGGAGTGGATTTTACATTCTTGGCAACGATGTAAAAAATCTTAGAGGAATTTTGGGAATAAACATACCGTTTTTTGAACCCACAACTGCTGAATTGATTATAAGGGGAAAATCAAGTATATCTGGTAGAACTTATAGTCCAACTTTGACCTTTAAATCGGCAAGTCTTGCTGCAAGTCAATATAGTTTGGATAGAGGAGATTTGATTAATCTACTACATAGTAAATTATAAATATTTAAAAACTATAGTAGTAATGAAGAGTTTTGCTCAATTTGTAAAAGAAGCAGTAGAAACCCTTGCATCTACCGAAGCAAAAAACCGAGGTCTCGTCGGAAACGGGCACGGGGATTGGTACGATAAGCAAGGAAATTTTGTTGCGAAAACAGTAAATGGTAAATTGAAGTTTTTTGGACAAGGTGATACTAAGTCACAAGATGGCATTCCTGGGGAAGAAGCAAAGGAACAAAAAGGTAATTCCCAAATAACAAAACAGACAACTTCACCAGAAACTTCCCCAACAGAACAACCTGTTAATGGTATTGCAATTGTTCTCGGCAGATTCAATCCCCCATCTAAAAATCACGAACAATTATTGAAAGCAGGATATAATACTGCCAATAGAATGGGATATGAATATAGAATATATCCAAGTAGAATTCAAGACGGTCAATCAAATCCATTGAGTCCCAAAACAAAAATCTCTCTTATGAGAATGATGTTTAAAAAATATTCTGATTATATTGTTGATAGTGAAGAAACCAAAACTATTTTTGATTCTTTAATCTCAATTTATAATGATGGATATACTGATGTTGTGATTGTTGTTGGTCAAGATAGACTGGGTGAATTTCAAAGTTTAGTTCATAAGGGGGAAGGACAGGATTATCAGTTTAATAGTATTCAAGTTATATCTGCTGGCATTAAAGACCCTGATAGTGAAATTGAAGATCCTGGTTCTTCTGCAAAAATGAGAACTTCTGCAGCAGTGGGAGATTTTGCTGGATTTGTTCAGGGAATTCCTGCTGGAATAGGACAGGCAGATAAAGAGAAAATATTTAATATTGTATCAAAATCTATGAATGTCACTGAAGATACAGAGGTATGGAAGATAGTTCCAGAACTTGATTATGATGGGTTAAGATGGAATTATAAAAATAATGGTCTTTTTGAAGTTGGTACATTTGTGGAAAGTTTGAGTAGTGGTCTTGTTGGAAAAATATTTCGTAGAGGTTCTAATTACTTGATTTGTGTGACTGAAGATGGAAAGATGTTTAAAAATTGGTTGAAAGATGTTCGTGAAGTTTATGAGGTTGGAACCTGTAATTACAGAGAGCACGCACAAAAAACAACTCCAAAACATCCAGTAATTTCTTACACTGATGTTGAGATAAAAGAAACTACACCAAAGAAAAACATAAATATCAGTAGGAAAAAATTATCCACAAAAAAATGAAGGATTGGGAAGAAATTATTTCTGAAGCAAAAAGCAGAGATGAAAGAGATGCAGAAAGACAGAGAAGATTGAAGATTGCCAAAACGGCACTGAAAGGTTCTGCTGCTTTAGGTAAAGGAACTTCACAAAAGAAAGGAGATAAAAAAGATTCTAGATATTTGGATTATCTTGAGCGTCGTCAAGCAACAAGAGAACAGGAAATTGAAAAGCAAAGAAAACAGGAGGAAGAAAATAAAAAACAAAAATTAGTAAGGCAAAAAGAAAAAAATCTTCAAGCATCTAAAGAAAGAATTAAATCTGCAATTCAAGGTGTCAAATCACAAGAAATTGGTGCGGAAGAAGGTGGAGCAACTGCTACTATGAAAGCACTTGGTAATTTAGGTTCTCTTGCCGGTGGATTAACAAAGGCTGCAATTAATACTCCTGGTTATCTTAAAGCAAAAAAAGAATATAAAAAAGCATTAGAGACCAAATTTACTTCAAATCAACCAGAAAAACCAAGAGAAAGAAAAAAACCAGGAAGAATTCCAGCACCAAAAACATCAGAACCAAAATCACAAGAAACAGTAAGTTCTGAGAGCAATCCAGAACAAAAAAGACTTCTTCCTGCAACTAAAAGACTTGTTCCTGCAACTAAAAGACTTCCACCTTCTGGTGGTGTGCCTGAAAGTTCTGCTGGGCAGAAGGCAAAAACTTTGGGACAAAGAGCAAGAAAGAACCCAAAAATTAAAGCAGGTTTGATACAGCAAAGAATGGCAGAAGAGTATTCTAATTGGAGAGAAGAATTTTTATTTGAAATTGATGAATTAAAGAATGATAAGAGTTCAAAAAAAGAAAATAAAAAAGATAAAATTGATGTAATGAAAGGGACTAACTCAAAAGTCATTGAGATTAATCCGAACATTTCTGAAGACCATAAAGAAATTGAAAGTGGCAAGAGAAAAGACGATGAAGGTTATATGGCAAATGTTGAACTTGACCAAATGGAGAGAGCAATTAAAGCACTTCGTAAAAAGATAAAAAAATCAGATATGCAAATGCCTGCTTGGGTTCAATCAAAAATTACTAAAGCAGCAGATTATATTGATACTGCTTCTGAATATCTCCAAAGTGATGAAGGATTAGATGAATCATATGAAGATGAAATGTTTCGTCAACACTCAAAATCAGAATTAAATTTACCAAGTAATTCGTCTTCATCTGCAACAAAATCTTTTTTAAAAAGAATGAAAGAATTGAATATGAATTCAGATAAACCAAAAAAGAAAAAAAAGAAAAAATTAGTAGCAGAAGAAATTGGTAGTGAAGATGATAAAAAAAAAATTCTTGCGATGCTAATTCTTAAAAAAGCAGTAAGTGACAAGAAAAGAAAAAACTTTCAACTAAATTCTGGAATTATTGGTGAGGAAAAAACTGCTGCTTGGCAAAGAAAAGAAGGAAAAAATCCTAAGGGGGGATTGAATAAAAAGGGAATTGAGTCTTATAGAAGAGAAAATCCTGGTTCAAAACTTTCAATGGCAGTGACAACTCCACCTTCAAAGTTAAATCCAGATTCAAAGGCAGCAAAACGTAGAAAATCGTTCTGTGCTCGTATGGGTGGAATGCCTGGTCCAATGAAAGATGAAAAAGGTCGTCCAACGAGAAAGGCACTTTCTTTGAGAAAGTGGAATTGTTGATAAATAGTTGAAGACCATTACGGAGGAGTTATTATGTCAGCAGTAATCGCTTGGTGTTTAGCAAATCAGGTTCTTATCGCAACTGTCCTTTTTGCAGTTTCAGAAGCACTCGGAGCAAACCCAAAGGTAAAAGCAAACGGCATTCTTTCACTCATTCTTTTGCAAGTCCAAGGACAACTGAAAAATAAGGGTGCTAAGGATTTAACACCTTGAATAATAAAATTTTTATTTTGGGGGAGTTTCGCACTCCCCCATTTTTATAAATAAAATTAGGAAAAACTTACGGAAAAAAAGACATGGCACTTTGGGGTAAGGCAGACGGTGTATTTTCACCAGGAACAGTTACTGTCAACTATACAAATAAAACAATTACTGGTGCTGGAACATCATTTATAGCAGTGGGTGTCACTACTGGTGCAGTAATTACCATCGGTGCTGGAGGAACTTTTGGAAATGCGGTAATTTCTGGAATTACTTCAGAGACTCAAATTTCAATTGCAACAACTCAATATTTAAGTGGTGCTGCTATTGCAGGAATTGCATATTCAATATCTCAAAAACCAGTTTATACTTTAGAAGATTCTAATTTTGCTACTATAACTGGAGTAGGAAATTCTGCATCAACAAATAGAGTTTATGGTGTTGACGAATTTGAGCAAACTGCTGCTACTCAAAGTGGGTCACAATATGCTGCTGCACATGCAGGTTGGGTAGGAGTTCATACATACATTGATACTCACGGAAATCTTAGAGTTAAGACCGAAGTGTTGGTTGCAATGTCTGGAATTAGCACTTCTGGATTAGGAACATACACAGCAACTGGTGATGCTGATGATGATGCAGTATATGCAGACAATTACATTACGATTAGTGCTCAACCATCAAATAGAGTTGGAATTGCTACAACTGTTGCAACTACATTCGCAGTTACTGCAGCAGCAAATGATTCTGCAGCACTTTCTTATCAGTGGCAGTTCTCAACTGCTGTTGGAGCAGCATTTACCAATGTTACTACTGGATTGCTTGGTGGTCTTATTTACACCAACCCAACTACAGCAACTCTTGGTATTGCGGCAACAACCACAACTGCCAACAGACCTGATGGTTACTACTATAGAGTTAATATTACCACTGCTGCTGGTGCTGCGAAGACATCTGATACAGCAAGACTTACTTATGCGTAATTGATATATGAGATTTGATGAGTTGAATGAAGAAAATTATTTAATGTTTGCTATTAAACATTATTATAATCCACAATCACTGACCCAAGATGATTTTTATGAGGATTTAAAAAGATTTAATTGGATTAATAGACTATTGAAAAAATATAAATCATCTGGGTCATTGAATATTCATTTGTTAATTAATCATTTTATAATTCTTTATAATGTTTTTGGTGATGCTACAACACCATTATTATTTTATAAAATTGATAGTCAATTTTGGAGCATCATTAAAACATTTATTATTTACTTGGGAAGACTTCCGGAATATCCAAAAACTGAAGTTCATAATATACCAATAGATATAGATTTCCTAAAGCAATTAAATGTGGTCTAATGGATAAAGTAGATAGATTAATTAATATTGTTCGTAATCTTAAGGAGGAAGGATCATCTCCTGTGATTGCTAATTCTACAAATAATCCAAATGGACTTGTTAATATCGCAGGACTTCCTCCAGATCAACCTCCTGTTGATTTAAGAAAAGGCAGAAAAAGATATTGGAATCCATTTTTTAAAGACCTTGCAAAACTGCAAAGAAGAAAACCTCTACAATAATTAGGACAATGTTTAACCCATCATCAACAGAAACAAAAATAGCTTTACTCGAAGAGCGTATTAATGTTTACGAACAGATGATGGAACGAATTGATACAGCAATTCAAAAGATTGGAGAGACAAGTCAAAATATTAGTCAAATGTTAGCTGTCCATAATGAAAAGATTGAGCAGTGCAATAGAACAGACAATATTATTGTTAAAATGATTGAGGATATTAAAGAATCTTCAAAACAACAACACGAAGCAATTAGTAGAGAACTTGGGGAAAGAATAGAAAAAGTAGAAGAAAAGGTAGAAGGAATCTCAAAATTTAGATGGCAAGTACTGGGTGGTTTGGCAGTTATTGCAATCATTATCAAATTTGCTCCACCAGTTCTTTCCTTCTTGACACCACAACAAGAACCAAGTAGAATAGAGAGAACGAAGTAATATTCTTTTTGTAATGAGTTTAATTGATTCCAAATATGTTGGACTTGTTTCTTCCAGATTGCAAAAATTTAAACAAGTAAAAACTGGTCTTTATAATTTTAGATGTCCTTATTGCGGAGATTCTCAACGACACAAAAGTAAAGCAAGAGGATACATTTATAAATTAAAAAATGACCATAATTATAAGTGTCATAATTGTGGGATTTCAAGAACATTCACAAATTTTTTAAAAGATTTTGATGTTGTCTTATATGATCAATATGTGATGGAAAGGTATAAGAGTGGTATTACGGGTAAAAATTCCAACACTCCAAATCCAAACTTTCAATTTGAAAAACCTGTTTTTGAAAAAAAATATGAAATAAATCTACCAACTATAGAAGAACTAAATACTGAGCATCCAGCAAAAGTATATTTACAAAATAGAAAAATTCCAGGTAAATTTTTAAAGCAACTATATTATTGTGAAAATTTTAAAAAATGGACAAATGAACAAAAATATACTTTTGAATCTATAGATCAAGATGAACCAAGAATTATCATTCCTCTCATAAACAATAGGGAAATTATAGGGTTTCAAGGTCGTAGTTTAAATAAAAATTCTAAAATTAAATACATTACAATTATCTTAGATGAAAATCAACCAAAGATTTATGGTCTTGACAATGTAGATTGGAACAAAACTGTTTATATCACAGAGGGCCCAATTGATAGTATGTTTATTGATAATGCTATTGCTATGGTTGGTGCTGATATTGATAAGATGTTTTTAATAAGTAATTTTAATGTTGATTTTGTAATTGTTTATGATAATGAAAAGAGAAATAAACAAATTGTAGAAAGAATGGAAAAAGCAATAGATCTCAAATTATCTATTGTGATATGGCCATCAAATGTCAATGAAAAGGACATTAATGATATGGTACTATCTGGACTTGATGTTAATAGTATGTTAAAATCAAACAGATATTCTGGTTTAGAAGCAAAAACAAAACTTATTAGTTGGAAACGAGTATGAGCAACGGATTAAAGGTTAAAAAAAGAAATGGTGATATTGAGTCACTTGATCTTGATAAAATGCATTTAATGGTAGAAGAATCTTGTAAAAATCTTGCAGGGGTTTCTGCATCTCAAGTTGAAATGCAATCTGGAATTCAGTTCTATGATGGAATTACAACCGCAGAAATTCAAGAGATTCTTATTCGTAGTGCATCTGATTTGATTGATTTGGAACATCCAAATTATCAATATGTTGCAGCAAGATTGCTTTTGTTTTCTCTAAGAAAAAGTTTATATGGTGGTATTAGTTGTACTTCTGATCTATATGATCACATTATCACTTGTACAAGTAAAGACATCTATGATAGACAAATACTAACAAAGTATTCTAAAGAAGAAATTGATAAAGTAAATCATTTTATTGATCACGAAAGAGATATGCTTTTTACTTATGCAGGTCTCAGACAAGTAATTGATAAATATTTGGTACAAGATAGGAGTTCTGGAAAAGTTTACGAAACTCCTCAATTTATGTACATTATGATTGCTTTGACTATTTTTGCAGAGTACCCAAAAGAAATTAGATTGGAATATGTCAAAAGATACTACAACGCAATCTCCAAACATAAAATCAACATTCCCACACCTATCATGGCGGGAGTGCGAACTCCACTTCGACAATTTGCTAGCTGTGTTCTTGTTGATGTTGATGACACCCTCGATAGTATCTTTAGTTCTGATATGGCTATCGGCAGATATGTTGCACAAAGGGCGGGAATCGGCATCAATGCAGGTCGAATCCGTGGCATCAACAGTAAAATTAGAGGTGGAGAGGTACAACACACAGGTGTGGTCCCCTTCCTTAAAAAGTTTGAAGCAACTGTGCGATGCTGTACACAAAACGGCATCAGAGGTGGTTCTGCTACAGTCCACTTTCCTATCTGGCACCAAGAAATAGAGGATATTCTTGTATTAAAAAATAACAAAGGAACCGAAGATAATCGTGTTCGTAAGTTAGACTACAGTATCCAAATTAGCAAACTGTTCTATGAACGATTCATCCGAAACGAAGAAATCTCCCTCTTCTCTCCGCACTCTGTTCCTGGTTTGTATGATGCTTTTGGCACTGATGGATTTGACGAGTTATATATTCGTTATGAACGAGATGAGTCTATTCCAAGAAAAACTATCGGTGCTCAAGAACTCTTTTTGGACCTCCTGAAGGAACGTGCAGAAACTGGTCGTATTTACATTATGAATATCGATCATTGCAATTCCCACTCATCTTTCCTGGATAAAGTTGAGATGAGTAATTTATGTCAGGAAATTACACTTCCTACTGTTCCTCTGCAACACATTGATGATCCTGAAGGTGAAATTGCTTTGTGTATTCTTTCTGCAATTAATGTAGGTAAAGTAAAATCTGATGAAGAGTTTGAAGAACTTTGTGATCTTTCAGTTAGAGGACTGGAGGAACTGATTGATTATCAGAATTATCCAGTTGAAGCAGCAGAGATCTCAACCAAGGCACGTAGGTCTCTTGGAATAGGTTTTATTGGTCTTGCACACTACCTTGCTAAACTTGGGTATAAGTATGACTCACAGGAAGCATGGGATGCTGTTCATGGTCTTTCTGAATCATTCCAATATTTCCTTTTGAAGTCATCTAACCAAATTGCTAAAGAGAAAGGAGCATGTAAATATTTTAACAAAACTAAATATTCACAGGGAATTCTTCCAATTGACACTTACAAGAAAGATGTAGACGAACTTTCCTCCATTCCATATCAACATGATTGGGAAACTTTACGTGCCAACATTCAGGCACATGGTTTACGACATTCAACATTGTCCGCACAGATGCCATCGGAGAGCAGTTCCGTTGTGTCAAATGCCACAAACGGAATTGAACCACCCAGGGGATTCTTGTCAGTTAAAAAAAGTAAAAAGGGACCACTTAAACAAATTGTTCCCCAGTATGGAACTCTTAAAAATAACTATACGCTTTTGTGGGATATGCCTAACAATATTGGGTATATTAATATTGTTGCAGTTATGCAGAAATTCTTTGATCAAGCAATTTCTGGAAACTGGTCCTATAATCCAGAGAATTATGAAAATAATGAAGTTCCTGTGTCAGTAATGGCACAAGATCTCCTTAATACATATAAGTATGGTTGGAAAACATCTTATTATCAAAATACATATGATAATAAGACTGATGAAATTAAAGAATCATCTAAAGGTGTTAATGATTTAATTGAGGAAATTTTAACTTTAAAAGGAGAAGAAGATTGTGACAGTTGTAAAATTTAGAGTTAATTCAGAAAAAGAAATACAAGGAATGACAGTATTTAATACCTCTCACGTAGATTCTAAAAAACAACCAATGTTCTTTGGATCTCCACTTGGAGTTCAAAGGTACGATTCATATAAGTATCCAGTCTTTGATAAATTAACTCAACAACAGTTGGGATATTTCTGGAGACCAGAAGAAGTTTCTTTGCAGAAGGATCGTGCTGATTATCAAACTCTTCGTCCAGAACAAAAGCATATCTTTACTTCTAATTTAAAATATCAAATTCTTTTAGATTCAGTTCAAGGTCGTGGTCCTGGGATGGCATTTATTCCCTATTGTTCTCTTCCTGAATTGGAAGCTTGTATGACAGTTTGGGAATTTATGGAAATGATTCATAGTCGTTCTTATACTTACATCATTAAGAATGTTTATTCGGATCCTTCTGAAGTATTTGATTCCATCTTGAATAATGATAAAATTTTAGAAAGAGCATCCTCAGTCACAGGAGCTTATGATGATTTTATTAATTCTGCACAACAATATGGATCATCTAATGATTGGATTTTTGCACAAGAGGGAGCTGGATATGCGAGAGAAGAAAGATTAGAACTTAAAAGAAAACTTTATCGTGCTATCGCAAATGTCAATATTCTTGAAGGTATCAGGTTTTACGTCTCGTTCGCTTGCAGCTTTGCGTTTGGTGAACTCAAACTTATGGAAGGATCCGCTAAAATTATCTCTCTCATCGCAAGAGACGAAAATCAGCACCTTGTTATTACTCAAAACATCCTCAATAAGTGGCGTGAAGGGGATGATCCAGAAATGCAACAAATTGCTAAAGAAGAAGAGGAATGGGTAAGAGGTGCCTTTGAGAATTGTGTGAATGAGGAAAAAAGGTGGGCAGAGTATCTGTTCAAAGATGGTTCTATGATTGGTCTAAACGACAAACTTCTTTGGAGTTATGTTGAATGGATTGCAAATCGTAGAATGAAGGCAATTAGTCTAAAACCACTCTATGATATTTCTGCAAAAAATAATCCACTTCCTTGGACTGAGCATTGGATTTCATCTAAAGGACTCCAAGTGGCTCCCCAGGAAACTCAAGTACAGTCTTATGTGGTTGGTGGAATTAAACAAGATGTCAAAAAAGACACATTTAGTGGCTTTAAACTTTAATTGACGTTAAGACTGAAATAGTGTATTATATAAATAATAGTAGGTAAGTTCAGTCTTAAAATGAATAACTATATTCTTTACTATTATCTGAGGGAGGACTTCGGTTCTCCCTTTTACGTTGGTTACGGAAAACCAAAAAGAATACACTCAAAACATTTGAGAAGTAATGGAGCAAATCTATTGCCACCAAGAGAAAGAAGATGGGTTGTAAAATCTGGTTTATCTAAAGAAGAAGCAATAGAACTTGAGATAAAACATATTGCACTTTGGAAAAGAGAGTGTGATGGTGGAGTTTTGTTAAATCAAAATCTTGGTGGTGAAGGAAAACCTGGAGGACAAAAAACAAAAGGTTTTAGTGGAAGAAAGCACACTGAAGAAACAAAGAAAAGAATAAGTGAAAAAGTTGCTGGTAAAAATAATCCAAGGTATGGTGCTAAATTATCACAAGAAACAAGAAATAAAATAAGACAAAATAGAGCACCAAAGTTTGGTAAAGATAATCCAAATTCAAAAACTTGGTGTATTGTTTCTCCAGAAAATGAAGAGTATATTATTACTGGAGCATTGAAAGAATTTTGTAAATCTCAAAAGATCTCATATGCTACTATGAGTGCTGCAATCAAATATAATAGAAAAGGACAAAGAAGAAATGGATGGAGTATTGAACAGAAAGTTTAGAATATCATTACCAGAAGATGAGTGTGTAATAAAACTTCAGGAGTATTGCAAGTTTTCTTCTACTCTGTTAAAAGTTCCCGTTATTAAAAAACCCTTATGTATTGATGCAAACTGTCACAATAATGTAAATCATTATGTGAAAACTTATGGTGGAGAAAAAATAAGTGGATATTATTTGATTACAGATACTGAAGATGATACTTATGGATGTGCGATATATCATAGTATCTGGAAAAATACTTATGGAGATTTGATTGATATAACACCTTTTGAAGATGGTAGAGAGTATAATATGTTTTCTGTGATGAATACTGCAGAATATTACTCTGGAGTTGCTTATGGTGGAAAAGTTTATAAAATATTAGAACCTGGAATGAATGTTGTTTAATTATAAATATCTAAAAAGTATCCCATAAGATGGACGCACAAGATTTTCGTAGTCTTCAAGAAGCATATATGGATGTTGTTATGAATGAAGGATTAGGTGGTGCTAAAAATCAAGGTGATTATGAAGAAAGAGAAAAAGAAAGACAAAGAGTTCGTGATGAGCACCTACGAAAGTATAAAAGTGGAGAACTTCCTTTTCAAAAACAAAAAAAAGCAGACCAAGCACAAGAGTTCTTGAAAAAACATCCACGCAAAAAAAGAACACAACAAGAACAAGCAGACATCTACGACATTATTCTCTCACACCTTCTTGATGAAGGATATGCCGAAACACCAGAATCAGCAGAAGTCATTATGGTAAATATGAGTGAAGAGTGGAGAGATAGTATTATCGGTTAATCTATTTTAGTTTTAATTATGTTACCAAAAATACTTTCTCAGGATTCTGACTATGATGAATGGTGCGAACAAGCAATTCTGAATGCATATAAAGATGCGGCAGAATGCGATGAGTTTATGTTTGGAGATTATGACTATTGTAACAAAAATTACAAAAATAATTGACTATATAACGTACAAGGGAATATAATAAGTCCCTAACGTTCATCTGCTATTTGCAAATTGCGAATGTAGACGGAAGTAAGCCGACTCGGAACGGAACGTTCATCTATGGAAGCACTCATTCTATCTTGCTTACAAGCACAATTGATTGTAGGAAGAGTTCATAAACAAGACATTCCTAAACAAGCAAAGAATGATTTAATTTGGGAGATTAAACAAATCTCACCAAAGACGTGTAAAATAGACGCAAAAGCCGACTGAAGGAACGCTCTTTAACCTAAAAACTAAGGAGAAACCTAATGTCAAAAGTTGTATACCGTGGTGTTGAATATGACACTGCAAACCGTCCTAATCAAACATTTAAATGTGAACCAAGAGTAGAAATTTATCGTGGTACTATGTTTTATGTTGATGAAAATGGAAACAAACTTTCTATGCAGAAGTCGGGGGAAACAATCAAATGAAAAAAATTAATGTCCTCCAACTTATTAAAGAACAAAAACAAAAAGAAAATCGTCGTCACCAAGCTAAAATAGTGATGATTAAAAAGTAAATTAATAGGAGGGGCAATACCCCTCCTATTTTTTTATAAATAACTAAAAACAGTCTAAAAAGATGTCTTTAAGAAATTCATATAAAAGTTTTTATACTGAAGGTGTTGCAGCAGAACATCCAGATATTGCAGGACAAAAAGAATTTGCAAGTAAAGCAGATGCTGAAATTGCTCGTAGAAAAGCAGCAAGAGCAAAAAAAGGTGGACCACAACTTCCAAGTTTTGTTGCGTCAGTAAAAAAAGAAGAAGTTGAAGTAAATGAGAAAATTGATGTAGGTGCTGATGTTGGCAAAACAATCAGTGATTTTGTTCATTCAAAAAGTAAAACCTTCAAAGGTGATAGTAAGAAGCAAAGAATTAAGAGAGCACTTGGTGCTTATTATGCAGCACAAAGAGAAGAAACAGAAAACATTTATAATTATGTAATTGA